CCAGCAAATTCTTATTTCCTTATTGCTAGATGGTAACTCTTTCACTCGTGTATTTCGTGATAGCCGTGGTGACGTAGCAAACCTAGTTTGTATTGCACCTAACCGCGTTCAGGTAGTGCGAAATATGCGCACTCGTGAGATCGAATACATAATTGACGATAACCAAGATGTTCCAGTTACTAAGCGCGACATGCTTCAGATTACAGAGTTGCGCAAGGCTGGCGATCTGCGCGGTATGTCCCGTGTTACAGAAATGAAAGATAACTTAGGTCTATCTAGTGCCTTGCAGTCTTTCGCTTCCCGTTTCTTTGGTCAGGGAGCCACTACTCAGGGCATCATTGAAACTCCACAAGGTTTGAACAGCGATCAGGCAAAACAGCTAGTAGACGGATTCAACACTCGTCACAATGGATTCCGTAAAGCGCATAAGACTGGATTGCTAACAGGTGGCGCAAAGTTTGTAAAGACTGGAATCAATCCTGACGAAGCCCAGATGTTAGACAGTCGCAAGTTAGCCATCGAAGAAGTTGCGCGAATCTTTAGAGTTCCACCGCACATGATTGGCGTGACTACACCCGGCGCAATGTCTTACGCATCAGTTGAGCAAAACGGAATCAACTTCGTAACCCATACGCTCCGCCCATACATCGCAAAGATTGAGGATGCTTACAGCGCGTTACTACCGCAAGGTGCGTTCATTCGCTTCAACGTAGATGGTTTGTTGCGCGGTGACTTCAGTACTCGCATGAACGGTTATTCAATCGGTTCACAAGCAGGATTCTTAAGTGTTAATGACATTCGCAGGTTTGAGGATTTGCGACCAGTAGAAGGCGGCGATGTTTACCGTGTGCCATTGGCTAACGTTGATCTCGGTGCGGCTTCCCTAGTTGAAACTGACAAGCGCGTGACTATGGCGCAGAAACTTATTCTTAGTGGCTTTGAACCTGCTGGTGTGTTGTCTGCTTTAGGCTTGCCAAAGATTACTCATACGGGCTTGCCATCTACACAGCTACAAGCAATCGCACAGATTGACCCACTAGACCCTGAGTCCGTTTATGGTGTGAACTAATGTCAATTTCAACAGCGCAATTTGCATTGGCAACAGGAGTTAGACAAAGAATTGTTGAGCCTGACATTATGAGCCAGCACGTTTGCATTCATAATCACGAGCATTCGTTGAACAAAGAAATCTTTATTGGCAATTCAAGTGTCACAACAACAACAGGAATTCACGCAGTTGCAACTGAAACATCTTTAATAACTATCGGACCGGGTGATGACCTTTGGGCAATATCTGGTGAAGGTGGAACCGTTGCCTTACACGTTCTAATAGTAAAGCAAGACTAATGCCGTACTTCATTACAGATAAAGCACCTGACTGCGCAGGTTGGGCAACTATAAAAGAAGATGGTGAAGTTATCGGTTGCCATACAACTAAGCAGGCAGCGATAGACCAGATGGTTGCCGTTTCCATAGCTGAGGATATGCAACCCGGTGGCGAACGTGCCTTGCCTGATAATTACAGACCAGCACTAGCGCAAGATGTTCCAGAAGGTCGCGCTTGTGGCAACTGCTACTTCTACGATGAGTCCCGTGTTAATGAAGCAGGGGATAAAGCATGGTGTGAAAAGTGGGATGAATTTGTTGATGGTGCTTACTACTGCAACGCATGGCAATCAGATGATAAATCGGATTACATGAATGAATCAGTACGCATTGACTCTGGGCCACTTGCCGTAATTGTAGACATTGACGATACATTGATTCGAGATGGTCAGTTAATAGAAAAGACCTATGCCTATCTAGATGACATGGAAGATACCGAAATCTTTATTGTTACTGGTCGCAACATTTCGCAACGCGATGAAACGGTTGCACAATTGGATTCATTAGGCGTGGACTATGACCGTTTATTTATGAATCCGGGAAGCACAGCCGATACACCTGCCTTCAAGAAGGCAACGGCTGAAGCCTTACTTAAAGAATTTAACGTGATCATTGCAATAGATAACAACCCTGCAAACCGCGCTGTTTATCGTGAACTAGGAATTACCGCCTTAGATGTAACAGACGTGCCAAGTGTTCCACAGGATGTACGCGCACCTGCTCCTGCTAAAGATCAGATTCAGGGAAGCGACATGAACCCAGAAGGTTCAGCTAGTGGCGCAGGCGGTGACGTTGAATTTACTGAAGCCGTTGAAACTGGTTTACGCAATAAAGTAACTGAACACAATGACAAGATGGCAGAAGATAATAAGCCAGACTACACACGCACAACGCTAGGACAACTGAAAGCGGTTTATCGCAGAGGTTCGGGTGCTTACTCAACTTCACACAGACCCGGCATAAGTCGCGCAGCATGGTCTATGGCTAGAGTCAATGCGTTCTTGTACCTACTGCGTAACGGCAGACCAGAAAACCCTGCATACATTGGTGATAATGATTTACTACCTCAAGGACATCCACGTTCAACGCGAAGTCTAGACGAACGCGCAATAAATCAAGATGCACCTGCCTACATGAGAGCAGCAGCAAGGCGTGGACTCGCTTACTATGCAGAAGGCAAAGGTGGCGATGGCTTAGTTGATAAGACTATTCGTGATGCTCGCCTTATGGCAGATGGTCAAGTTTCAGATGATAAATGGATAGCAATAGCCGCATGGATAGCGCGACACTTAGTTGATTTAGATTCACCAGATGCAAATCCAACTTCTGAAAACTATCCAAGTCCGGGAGTGGTTGCTCATTTGCTTTGGGGTTCAGGCCCTAGCAAGGCGCAGGCGCAACGAGTCTTGGATTATGCGCAAGGCGTGGTTGAACGTATTCGCGCTGAGGAACGTTCAACTAATGATTTACAGAATGAGAAATGGCGCACGATAGCGTTAAACTTAAACAAAGACGAAAGGCAACAAATGACCACCACAGTAGAACGCCGCGTTAATACCGTTGAGTTTGATGTTCGCGCAGGTGAAGCATCCAGCGATGGAATGAGTTTCACAGGTTACGCAGCTGTATTCAATAGCCCGTCAGAGCCACTACCGTTCACAGAAGTTATTCGTGCAGGTGCTTTTAAGCGTTCGTTGAAGGCGCGTAACGAGATCAAACTATTTATGAACCACAACACAGACGTAGTTCTAGGTTCAACCCGTTCTGGCACGTTGCAACTATCTGAGGATTCACGCGGATTACTAGCGCAGGCACAACTACCAGACACATCAGCCGGGCGCGATCTATCGGTGCTTATGCAGCGTGGCGATGTTTCCTCAATGTCATTTGGTTTCAGCGTTCCACCTAAAGGTGATAGTTGGAGTTCAGATGGCTCAACCCGTGAACTAAATCAGGTTCGACTTCACGAGGTTTCTATTGTTACTGGATTCCCTGCCTATGAAGCCACAACTGCCAGCGTTCGTTCCTTAGACATTCTGGCGCAACGTACTGCGGTGGATGTAGACGCGCTAAGCGATGCGATCTTAAGACTAGAAGCAGGCGAAACCCTAGACGATGCACACGCTGATCTTATTGGTGAAGTTGTTTCTAAACTACGGGCAGAAAAGCCAGTTGATTTCAATGCCCTAGAGATCAAGCGCAAGCAACTAGACCTAATGGCAAAAGTATTCTAATGAATGTTGCAGATGTAAAGCGTGCCTACTTTAACGCCTTGGGTAATCCTTCATCTGGCGTATTCGTTGAATTTGCGGATGTTATCTCTGAAGCCATAGTTGCAGAATTTGGTGAGCCTGAAGTTAAGGCTTTTGCACCAGTTAAAGAAACACGAGTTGTAGGAATTAGCGAAAAGCGATAATCTACTTTCAAAGACAGGCTAGGCGCAGGGGAAGGCGTTTAGCCTGTTTTTATTTGTGACATAATTGTATTAAGCATCTTGTGGAGCCACGGTTTGCGACTGTGTGGAGCCACGCAGAAAATGTAAGACCCACACAATCCAAATACTTTAGGAGTAACTATGTCTGACTACATCCGTCAGCAAGCAGAAGCTCGTGCAAAGGCTTGGGAAGAAGCTAAGGCTCTTCTTGACTCAGCAGCAGCTGAAAAGCGCGATCTATCCGCAGAAGAAAACCAAACCTATGACCGCATCATGGCAGACCTTGATCAGCGTTCAGCCCTAATCGAAACCATGAACGCTCAGGCAGACCGCGAAAACCGCGCCGCCGAAGCCATGAAGGGTTTTGAATCACAAGTTAAGCCAGCATTTGCTGTTCCAGCAATTGATGATGCAGAACTTATCCGTTCCTTAGCACGCGGTGAGATTCGTTCCCACTCGTTTGAGAAGCGCGATGTAACAAAGGGTTCAACTGGCGCACCAGTACCGACCTCTTTCTACGATCAAGTAATTATGCTTGCACGTCACATCGGCCCAATGCTAGAAACATCAACCGTACTTAATACTGCTGGTGGCGAGAATCTACAAATTCCTTCATTGAGTGCATACTCAACTGGAACTGTAACTTCCGAAGCCGCAACATTTGGCGAAAGCGATCCAACCTTTAATTCGTTCAAGACTCTTGGCGCATACAAGTATGGATTCTTGACCCAGATCAGTCGTGAAATGATAGAAGATTCTGGCGTGGATATACTTGGATTCCTAGCACAGCAAACAGGTAACGCAATTGGCTTTGCAGTCAATAACGCGCTAACTGTTGGAACTGGAACAGTACAACCTAACGGCATCGTTACAACCGCTGGTTCAGGTATTACTGGTGGAACTGGCGTATCTGGTGCATTCACCGCAGACAACCTAATTGACTTGGTTTACAGCGTTGATACAGCAGGTCGCACTCTTGCAGGAACTGG